GATATTTTGCCCGGAGTGCTCATCCTGATGTGAAAGGGGCTGAGCCTGTCAGCCCTGAGCCTGTCACAGTGAATCTCTATGTTCTCAGCAGAGTCGGGGATGGTGTACCGACACAGGATATTCTTGATGCGGTGAGCGCAACCACAGAGCCAGTAAGACCGCTAAGCGATAAATTCAAAGCTTTGCCAGCTGAGATTATTCGCTATGTGATTGATGCTGAACTGTTCCTTAAGCGTGGTCCAGATCCTGAGCTGGTGGTTAAGGAAGCCATTAAAAGACTTGAGTTGTATATCAGTGCTCAGCACAGGCTAAAAGCCTGGGTGACTGATGCAGGCATCAAACACGCTCTGAAGGTGGAAGGGGTTGAGGATGTCAGGCCGAATAACTGGACTGATATTCACTGCGAAAAATATCAGGCTCCTTACTGTACCGATTACAAAGTGGAGATAGGCGGGTATGTCGAATGAGATTAAATCCATTCTGCCATCGTCCACGGCCGAGTTTGAACAGCGGCTGGATATCGCTGTTGGTGAGCGACTTTCAGAAATAAATATACCCACTGAAACCCTGTGGGATGCGTGGCGTTGTCCTGAGTGGTGGTTGCCTTATCTGGCTTATGCCGTGTCGGTGGACTTCTGGCGGGCAGAATGGCCGGAAGAAACCAAGCGAAGGGTGATCGCCAGCTCTCTGGATCGACACAGAATAAAAGGCACTGCGGCAGCTGTCCGGCAGGCTATCAAGGATATCCGTGGCGATGCCCAGTTAATTGAATGGTTTCATGAACCCCAAAACCTGAAGCCTGGTGAGTTTGCGGTTGAAGTAAATACTGGTGATAGCGGTTATGACCCGAAAACCGATGAAGAACTGACTGAAGCCATTCATACCAACAAAAATACGCGCAGTCATTTAAAAGAGCTGCGTATCACTGCCGTCATTAGCGGCGATTTCAAACAGATGGTTTATGCCCAGACTGGCGATGCTCTTGAATGCCAGCCTTGGAACATAACTGCAACTATTTCAGACGGAAGCAACAAGCACCTGGTCTATGCACAGATCGGCGATGTGATTGAAGCGTTACCCTGGAGATTTTAAGAATGACGGACGTTCCTCTTCCTGATCAGCGTTACGGTGGTTTACTGACCTTTATTGGTGAAGACAAAGAAGCTAATTACAAGGTTCTGGGAAAGCAGATTGAATTTACTCATGTTGCCGTGGGTGATGGTAATGGCCGGTATGTAGAGCCTGACCAGTCAATGACAAAGCTGGTCAATGAAATTGACCGTTACAAGATTGATTCCATTGAAGTCTATGACAAGGGCGATGGTTCAGCTCCAATCCTGAAGCTGGAAGCGTTTATTCCCCCTGATGATGGTGGTTTCACGGTTCGTGAACTGGGCGCTTATGATGTGGATGGCCAGCTGATTGCAGTGGCTAACTGTGCTCCTAACTACAAGCCGACTGGTGACCAGAACTCACCGAAAAAACTCCCTATTCGACTGAATTTTGCGGTGACATCCCGTGAGGCTTGGCAGGTTACTATCAATGATGATTTAGTGATGGCTTCGCGAGATTATGTAAACAAGGCTTCTTATATTTCAAAGGACGTTACTAGGGAAGTTGCTAGTGATACCTTCGGACGACAGCTGTTTTATGGGGATGCCTGTAAAGTGGTGAAAGGCTCCGGTGGATATTATGACTTGCTACCGGGTGAAGGTTATGTGGTAGGTATCCGGTTTGATTACCCTGGTAAGTCTGTTTTGGTTTCTGACGCTCCAACATCTATCTGGCTGGATGTTTCACAACAAGGAAATGCCATCTCGGATATTCATACGTCAGTTAATGTAGTGGTTTCGGATCAGGAACAGGTGGATTATGTTGACGATGCTGGAGTGCAGCATTATCTAGAAAAAATTTCGAGCATATTACCAAATTCAGTTGTTTCAGATGATCGCATGGTGTTGCGGACGAATGGTTTATTTTCTGAGAGAGTCTTAGGTGAGATAGATGTTCGTGATTTTGGCGCAATAGGCAATGGTGTTACTGATAATACAGCAGCGTTGCAAGCGTGTTTTGAGTTCGCAATACGTAACAAGTATACGGTTCGTATTCCCAGAGGCGTATACGAGTTCACTAGGGTATCTCTAAATATGTCAGGAGAGCTGACCATAAAAGGAGATTCAAATACCATACTGCATAGCACGTTAAGTGAGCCTGATTCTAATAAAGCAGCTATTCGTTTTTCTGGAAGCCCAATCAAAGACTATAGCGTAGTCAAAAACGGAGTTAACAGACACGACGCATCTGTAACCATGGAAGATACAGCTGGTATACAGCCCGGCGATTTAGCGATCTTTAGCTCAAATCAGTTAATTGATACCGACCATCGTGGTTTCTGGAAAATGGGATTTGTGGGCAGGGTTTCATCCATTTCAGGCAATAAAGTTACACTCGAAGATGCTCCTCCTGTATGGCTTCCTTCGGAAGAGTCATTCAACATTACCGTTACAGAGAAAATAAGCGCATCGCAATTCAAAGTATCTGGATTAACTGACCGCCGTGGATCAATGTATCCAATAACAGGGATTAGCGGAAACAACTCAGAAGAAGTCAGGAATATTACAGATTATGACCCATTAACTAATATCGTTACTTGTGAATCGACATGGCTATCACCTCCAGAAGTTGGGGATGTTTTTCGATTAGATAAATTAACTCAAGTTAGAATAAGTAGACCGTTAACTGTGTCTCTATCCGGGGGGGTGACATTAACAAGAGATAAGCATTTAACAGCAAATGCGGGAGATGGCGGTTTTTTAGGTTTGCAGCTTCAAGAAAACGCTGATAGCACAGTTGAAGATTGGTCTATTGAAAATTTTTCAGAAACCAACTTTAAATATATGTACTCATATAAATCAGTTATTCGTAACTGTAAAAGTAAAGGAGCCAATCGAATTTACAGTGGGTATGATGGCACTGGTTATGGACTGCTGGATGTGTCCAGTTACAGGTGTCAATACCTGAATAATGATATTTCATTTTGCAGGTGTGGGTTTACGACAGCCGGAGCAGTAGCTCTTTCTGTATATTCTGTAGTACGAGATAACAGAATTACAGGTGGAGGGGTATCTTACACTGGCGAGGGAATACACCCCCATGGGAATCAGGTATCTTATGGATTTGGAGGGCATGGAAATGCATACCATCTTATATACTCTAATAACTATGTAAATGACTGCCACACAGGAGGTAGTTATCGAGATTACATGCCCTCGGTTTTGAAAAATGAATATACAGGATCGATGGAATATCCCTTCTACTTACATCAGATACGTGGAGGGATTTTCAAAGGCAATATTTTTAAACCTATTACAAAAGGAGAACATTTCGTAGAGTTGCGAGGTGGTATTTATAATGCAGAAGAGCCGCTAATTATTAGCGAAAATGTCGCTTATGAATTGGAAGGTGCTTTTGTTGGACTTGTAACAGTAACTGATGAGACAGTGCTAGAAAATCTACACGTCACAAGAAACACTGTGCATTTCAACAAAGCCAAAAGCCAAAAAGTTGGAATATTTGGTACAACTACAGGTGTCAGGCTTTCTAAATGCAGACTATCTGGAAATATAGTCCATTATACGTCTGCGGCAGACGACACAGTTAATACTGGATGGTATGGATTTGCTACACCTAATCGAACATTCAAAGTTGTAAATGATTACATCATAACGGGTGAAAACCAATATTTTGTGAACATAAGCAGCAATAACACAATAGAGATACCATTTAACAATGGCACTGCTACATGCTCTATTGTCGATATAGTAGGAGAGAATAACGGAATTATTGCAACATCAGTTGTTTTGTATGAGGTTTCAGGGAACTCAGGTGATCAGTCACCTCTTGGCTTTGCTAACACCAATAGAGTTTATCCATTGAAAAGCAATGAGCTATCAAAGCCTAAAGACGGATTTGTGAATATATATCAGCAAGGACCGAATCTGATAATCATAAACAAGCATAGTTCCGATTTGAATTTATTCGTATCTATAAAGAGGGTTGTTTAATGGCTTTTCCATTTCTGGCATCCAATAGTGCCCGTACTGTGCTGTTTGTTAACTGCTATGACCCTGTTGCGGACTTCACTATTCGATTTAATGATGCTAGTGGAGACAGAGTTGCGTTTAGGACTAGGGATGTAGCACCTACTGACACACGTTTTAACTTAGGCAATAGCGGTTCACGTTGGAATAATGTTTACACTGTCAGCGGTATAATTCAAACATCAGATGAAAGAAACAAGCAAGATTTACGAGACATTTCTGTAATTGAAAAAGATGTGGCTCAAAAAATCAAAGGAATAATTAAAGCTTTCCGTTTCAAGCATGCAGTAAAAATTAAAGGCAATAAGGCTAGAACTCATATTGGTGTGATTGCTCAGGAAGTTGAAAAAACCTTTTCAGATGCGGGGCTTGATGCGTTTGAGTACGGGATTCTTTGCTTTGATGAGTGGGATGAAGACGTTGATGACGAGGGCTACATAATTGCAGAGGCCGGAGATCGTTATTCTATTCGCTATGATGAACTTTGTATGTTTATTTTGGCATCACTATGATTTTTTTAAACAATAATAACCTGTCTGGACAGGTCGAAAAAGCCACTCATAAAACCCGCATTAGCGGGTTTTTATTGTTTTAATATTTAGGACAACTCATGGCAGATTATCTTCACGGTGTCGAACATTATTATGTTGATAACGACAACCGACCAATAGAAATTCTTGCAGCATCCACCATCGGTCTGGTGGCAACTGCGGATGATGCTCAGGAAGCATTGCAGGCCAGCGTAACTCTGGGTACTGGAAACAGTGCCGTTACTTTCACAGCGGTAGAAGCCGGTATTCCCGGAAATATTATTGCTGTGGAAGTGGTTAAATCGGATGCGGCCAGTGCGGAGCTGTCCGTGTCTCTGGCTGGCGATGTTATTACGGTATCGCTGGCAACCGATGACCAAGGCGATATTGATTCAACGGCTGCTGATGTAGCCACAGCGGTCAATAATGACAATGCAGTAAAAGTAAGAGTACAGGCAACCGCTGGCGGCGATGGTTCCGGAGCTATGGGACTGGCGTATCTGACCTATCTGTCTGGCGGTGAAAACGAAGCCTTCCCTCTGAATACTCCGGTGATGGTGACTTCCCGAACTCAGATCGGCAAGGCTGGCGAATCCGGAACCCTGAAGCAAGCCCTTGGTGATATCTACACACAATCCGGTGCGGTGACGGTGGTTGTTCGTGTAGCTGAAGGCCAGAATGAAACGGAAACCAAAGCTAATGTGATCGGCTCCTACGATCCGGAAACCGGCAAGGGAACCGGCTTGCAGACTTTGCTTGGAGCTGAAGCGGCTCTGGGTGTTATTCCCCGTCTGCTGATTGCTACTGACTTCTCTCATCTGTCCAGTGTGGGCGAAGCGATGGAGACTGTGGCGCGTGACCTGAACGCTATCCCGATCATTGATACTGATCTGGCATGGTCGTTTACTCAGATTGTGACTCGAGCTAGACAGCTGGCTGAATCTGCCCTGCTGCATGGTGGCGTCAAGTATTTTGATACCGCTAAAAAGACGTATCTGCTGCGTCACGGCAGCGCTTGTGTTGCGGGTCATATTGTCCGGGTGGATAACGAAGAAGGCTACTGGAACAGTGCCAGTAACCGGAGAATCTACAACATCGAGGGCACAGCGGTTCCGGTGGAATATGTTTCCAAGGGGCCTTATGCCAAGACCTGTCTGGCTAACCAGCTGAACGCTAACAATGTGATGACCATCGTCAACAAACAGGGCGGCTGGTATCTCTGGGGTAACCGTCTGACCAATGGTGTGGTTATGCCCCATCAGCGTATCCGCTATATCGTCGGTGATTCCATTGTAGAAGCTCATCAGAGCTATGTGGATCGTAATGCCACTGGTAACTACATGGAGTCGGTCAAGAATGGGGTTAACCGGCTGCTGCGTCGGTTGAGAACCCGGAATGTGATCAGCGGCGGTGAATGCTGGATTGATCAGGAGTTGAATCAGGACGCCATCGGAACCGGTCAGGTGTTCTGGGATTATGACCTGGGCTTCTATGACGTAGCTGAGCGTCTGACCTTCCGTCAGCACGTTACAGATCGTTATAACGAATCCATTTTCAGTTAACAGGGGAGAGCTATGTCAGCAAGAATGCCCAGTATCCTGGTGGACTATAACGCCTTTTTGCGGGATGACTCCTATGCGGGTCTCTGCAATGAGGTGAACTTGCCTACTGTTGCCGTGAAAACCATTGACCAGTCTCTGGCGGGTGTGGGTGGTGATATCGAGCGCAGTATTGGCAAGCTGGAAAAAATGGAAGCGGTTGTCACGATTACCGATTACGCCTCCAAGGTCATGGACCTGATCGGAGACCGGGATAGCCGTGATGAAGTGATTATGCTCCGCGGTCATATGGATACCGACTCTGGGGAGATTACCTGTATTGTCCGGATGCAGGGTTTCTGGAAGTCTCTGGAGTTTGGTGATGGCTGGAAGCCGGAAGCGGAAGCCACAACAAAGTTCACCATTGCCGTGGACATGTTTGAACTGGAGCTGGATGGTAAGCAGGTTCTGTTTATCGACAAGTTCAATAATGACTTCATCGTTAACGGCAAGAACCGCAACCAGAAGCTGAAGGCTTCACTGGCCCAGTAAAGCCAGACACAAACAGCCAAGCAAACCGAAACACCATCTGGTGTTTTTTTTTGTGCCTGTATAAAAGCGTGACCAGTCACGCTTTTATCATTTATGAGTATCGAGTATGAACACAGTAACCCTGAAGAAGCCTATCAAGCGTGGTGACAATGAGATCAAAACTGTAGAGATTCGGGAGCCATCAACCGGCGAACTTCGCGGGCTGGACACCTTTGATATTCTGCGGATGAATATCAACGCTCACAGAACCCTGGTTCCCCGTATTTCTCAAATTACCGCCAATGAATTTGACCAGCTGACACCTAAAGACCTGACCAGTGTTCAGCAAGAGGTGGTCAGTTTTTTCACGGAATAAAGTCGGTTCCTCATGATGTGATGGAGGTAGAAGCGGATATCTTCATCATCTTCACCGGCTGGAACCCTGATAACACAGGGAACATGAGTATTCCTGAGCTGATGCGTTGGCATTCCATCGCCCTCAAACGGCATGAAAAGGCGCAACAGCAAGCCAAGCAGCAGCGCGAGCAGCAATCCAAGCGGTAATTCGACCGGGTAACTCTCACAGTTAACCCGGTCTTTTTTTGTTTCAGGGTCAGACATGGCAAAAGAAGATTCAATGCGCCTGAACCTGATTATGGGGCTGGTGGATCAAATCACCGAACCGGTCAGGAAAGTCACGGATCAGACCAGCAAAATGTCTGATCAGATCAAGAAAACCCAAACCGAACTCAAGCAGCTGGGGCAGTCTGAAAAGGATGTTCAGCATCTGAAAAAGCTGACCAGTGCAACCAGCCAGACCGGTCAGGAACTGGAAAGGGCGCGTCTGAAAGCCCAGATGATGACCAAGGAAATGTCAGGGCTGGAGAACCCCACCAAAAAGCAGACCAAAGCTTTTAATGATCAGTGGGCAGCTGTCGCCCGTCTGGAAGAGAAACAGAAGGACGAACAGAAGCAGATAGCGGAACTGACGGGCAGTCTGAATAAAGCCGGTGTCTCTACCAAGAACCTGAACGATGCTACCTACCAGATACAACAGCAAACCAAACGCTACAACGACCAGCTGAGCAAGCAACAGAAAGAACTGGATGCGGTTGTTGACCGGGAAAACAAACTTCAGGAATTGCGTGACCGCAATAAGCAGATGAAGTCTGAAGTCACTGGCCAGATGATGGGTACAGTGGCAGCGGTTACCGCTGCGGCGGCTCCGGTGATGGTGGCGGCAAACTTTGAACAGTCAATGGCGGATCTGGGCGCGATATCCGGCATGACTAAAACCTCTGATGAATTTAAGGCTCTGGAGGTTCAGGCCAAGAAGCTGGGCTCTACCACTCAGTACAGTGCCAGTGAGTCAGCTCAGGCTATGCAGTATCTGGCAATGGCTGGCTTTAAGACCAATGAGATTCTGGAAGCCTCTGGCGATGTTCTGAACCTTGCAGCCGCGGGTAATATGGGGCTGGCTGAGGCTGCGGATATTGCCTCTAACATCCTGTCCGGCTTTAACCTGGAAGCCAGCAAGCAGGCTAGCGTTAATGATGTGCTGGCCAATACCTTCACCACATCGAACACCAATCTTCAGATGCTGGGCGAAACCATGAAGTACGTGGCTCCGGTTGCGTCGTCTGTGGGGGCATCCATTGAAGAAGTGGCAGGCATGACCGGCTTGCTTGGTAATGTGGGTATTCAGGGCAGTCAGGCCGGTACAGCGTTACGGGCTATGTTCCTGCGTCTGGCGTCGCCTACTAAAGAAGCGGCCAGCATGTTGGAAGAGCTGGGCATTGTCACACAGGATGCTGACGGTAATCTCCGCTCTATGCCTGAGCTGCTGAAAGAGATGGGTGATTCTCTGGATGGTTTAGGCTCCGGGGATAAAGCCAATTACCTGTCAAAGATATTCGGTACAGAGGCAGTGTCAGCCGTTACCGAGCTGATGAATCAGGCTAACTCTGGCGGGCTGGAAGATTACATTAATAGTCTGGATAAGTCCGGCACTGCGGCCAATATTGCCGCGTCCAGAATGGACACCACTCAGGGAGCTATCAAGAAACTGACCTCAGCCGGTGAAGGTCTGGCCATTGCTCTGGGTTCTGTGTTGCTGCCTGCTGTGGCTTCAGTGGTGGGCATTATGGCCACTATGGCGGGATGGCTGGCCAGCATGGCTGAACGGTTCCCGATGATTACCACTGCGGTGGTGGGGCTGGTGGCTGCAATAGCCGCTCTGAAGATTGGTCTGCTGGCGGGTAAGCTGGCGATGATTCTCTATTCCGATGCTGTGATTTTCTGCACTACTGCGGCCAATGCCCTGACCCTTTCCAATATTCGCAACAATGCCGCTATGGCGGTAACTCGTATTCGTGCGATTGCTGCGGTAACGGGTATTGTCGCTTTGACTGCAGCTCAGAAAGCAATGGCGGCAGGCTCTAGTGTTCTGACTGGTATCCAGTGGGCTTTAAATGCGGCAATGATGGCCAACCCCATCGGGTTGGTGGTGGCGGGTGTTCTGGCGTTGATAGCGGCGGTTGCTGCTCTGGTGAAGTACTGGGACAAAGTGAAGGGCGTTTTCAACAGTATCAAGGGTGCGCTGGGTTTTGGTGGCGGTGATGAGAGTGATGTCACAGTCACCAAACAGGTTCAGAACGTGGGTGGCAGTGTTCCGGCAGCAACTGGCGGTGTTCAGCAGAATACTAACCAGTACGGTGATATCAAGATCGAGGCCGCTCCGGGTATGAGTGAAGCTCAGCTGGCGGTAGAGGTCAGAAAGCAGCTGGACGAACGGGATCGGGAGAATGCCAGAAAAGCCAGGGCTCGCACCTATGAGTAAAGAAATAAAGAAAGCCAGAAATAAAGAAGGGTTTAATAATGGCTGAAGTCATGATGGCTCTGGGTGATTTCAAGTTTGGTATTGATACGGCTCAATACGACAGCCTGAAAGAATCCCATGCATGGCGCTGGGCTAAGAAAAATCGCTGGGGCAGGAAGCCGGGTTTGCAGTTTCAAGGCCCAGACTCAACAACCAAAACCGTTCCCATTGCCGTCTATCCCCAGAATAAAAAGGAGCTGGGTTATCTGGATAGCATTAAGGCGATGGGAGACAAAGGGGAAGCCTTGCAGCTGGTGGCTGGTGGCTCCCAGTATAAGAACGGTCAGCTGGTTAATTCAGGCTCCTATCTGGGGCTTTGGGTTATAGAGGCTCTGGAAGTCACTAAAACGGAATTTATGGCTGACGGAACGCCACTTGAGATGAAGGGTACTCTGACTATATCGGAATATGGGGATGACGAACCATGAAATATAGAGTCCAAAATATATTCATGTTGGATGCTATCTGTCACCAGTATTACAAGGGAAGGCGGGGAGCTGTTGAAGAGGTTTTGAAAGCTAATCCCGGTCTGGCGAGAAAAGGCCCCATTCTGCCGGAAGGTCTGGTGATTGAACTGCCGGATCTGGCTCCCCCCGAAGACAACTCTTCCTTCAGTTTATGGGAGTGATTTTGCTCCCCTGTAGCCCTTGCAGTGTTTGGGCTGTAGAGCACCAAAAACAGGCTAACCCCCAAATTTTGCATGAAATGGCAGATTGTGGGGGATACCCTGTTTCATGCGCGAGAGAACGCCTGTGAAAAGAGCAGACTATAAGATTCTGGCGAACGGCAATGATATCACCAGAATCATCAGGGATCGTTTTGTCAGTATGTCGATTCGTGATGCGGCTGGATTCAATTCTGATTCTGTGTCCATTACCCTGGATAACCGTGACGGAAAGATTCAGTTTCCTGCTACCGGTGCTGAACTGGACGTTCATATCGGCTATGTGAATGCACTAGTGTTCAAGGGAACCTATCAGGTAACCGAGCTGGAAGAGCCCTTAGACGATGATATCCTGATGATTCATGGCACAGCAGCCAAGATGAAAAGCAGCCTGAAGGCTCCAAGGGATGTTATTTATGATGACATTACTCTGGGGGAGCTGGTGGAACAGGTTGCTCAGGATAACGGTTACAGGGCTGCGGTATCGGATGAGCTGGCCAGCATCCACTATGAACACATAGATCAAGTGGGCGAATCAGATATGAACCTGCTGACCCGTCTGGCCAGAGAACGAAAAGCCTTCTTTAAACCTGTAGCTGACCGGCTGGTGATTGTTCCAAAGGCTGAATCCAGAACGGTTACCGGAAAGAATATCCCCCCGATAACCCTGTCTGACCGTGAAAACAGCACGGGCCGTGTGGTGATTCAGGAGAGAACTGATTTTGAATCAGTAGTGGCTTACTGGTTCTCAGAAGAGCAACAGGAAAAGATTCCGGAAACTGCGGGCAGTGGTGAGCCTCAGTTTGTTATCCGGCGTAAGTTCAAGGATGCAGAGAGCGCATTAAAAGCCGCTGAAGCTAAGCTGGGAGAACTCCAGCGAGGACAGAAAACCCTTGATATCACCAGACCCTTAGACCCTTCCATTGTTCCGGAAGCCCCCCTGATCCTGAAGAACCACAAGCCCAGTGCTAACGGTGAATGGCTGGTGGAGCAGGTGGAGCATACTTACCAGAGCAACACGGTTGCTACTACTTCAGCGTCGGCTGTCACTCCCTGACCTTTCATTCAAATATCCTGTGTATTGCTGCATAAAAAATGCATAGGATATTTCCCTATCCCTTATCTCATAAGCCTTCCAGCAACTTTCCAGCCCCCCCATAACGATTCTTGTCTATGCTGTCAAACAGCAAACACCAAGCATTCAACAATAAGACACAGTATGTGCTGAAGAAAACCTCAGATGATGTTTTAGAAGAATCAAAGAATCGTGGATGGGATTATTTCTGTTTTGCCGCCTTGCCTGACTGTCTTCTTGGTAAGCAAAGGCTGAAGCGACATAAGTATCTGAAAATATATATGACAGCCAGTGGCGCTGTTGATTTTTTGTGGCCAAAGAAAAATAAGAATATTTTCGATGCAGTTAAAAAGCCCGGTCAGCTAGCGGTTCTCCATGTTAACAAGTCTGCACTGTCGTGTATTAGTTCCGGTGGGTATCAGTGCGGGTATCTGTTGGTGAGTGTGCCTAACCGGCATTGGTTCACTGCTGCTCTGGTACTGAGCAATACGGATCGACCATTCACCGATGATGACCTGATGTGGTTGCAGTCAGTCAGCTGGCGATTCATGCAGTATCGGAAACAGATGGGTGAAAGTCTCATATTGACTGGTACTATAATTCCAAGTCACCTTTCTGCATGGGGAATGGGATGACATTGTCCATACCCACTTCCGTGACCTTGGCGCAGTAGGTCACCGCCAGTAACTTCCAGCCATTGTCGAACATGCCACTCTGAATTAATGACCTTGCTGTCAAAATACCTTGGCCTCCGGGATG